TTTTTTTTTGATTAAAAGAATAAAGTTGAGGAATGCGGACAGAGTCCGCTCACTTAACAAAACTCTTGTCCAACCTTCATATTTAAAGGCTCGTCATCCTCCGACGATTTTATTTAACGTGATTATTAAATATTCACGTAGCTGGTGTAGGCATCGGTCCAAAATTTAAGACCGGAAAACCTATAAAGAAGACTAATGAAATGTCTTCACCAGCAGCTGACCACAGTACGTATTTCGGTAATGAGTTCCCTTCTCTTCTTACCGTAACCCTAAAAGTAGGGTTTCTATCCCCAAACGTAGTCGTGGCAAAACTAGCCTGGTTCGCTATTCTATTAGCTAAAAATCTATATGGTGACAAGTATGGTACCTCAAACTCCAAGCTATTATTAACTTTGGTTACATTGAGATCAGCACCCATTGTCATCACTTCGAGCCATTCGCTCAATATGTTATGGGCTAAATTGCTCGCTGATGATGCAGGTGTATCGAAAATCCTCCTCGTTACTGCACTGGGAATATCAGCTGACCTCGTTACGAAAACAGAACCAATCGCTGAATCATCTAATGGTACTAACTTATATCTAACACCCCCACGAGAGCCAGCAAAAGCCATTCTGTACCAATTTAAATATGTCCATCCTGCATAAGTCACACTGGTAGGTGGTGTAGCATTGCTGAAGTCAAGACCTCCGGCGTACTCACCTCGATAGCACGGGAAACTTGTGAAAGCTTCTTGCAGCGTGTCTGCTTGAGTGCTATCACTGGACAAAAATCCCATGACGCGAAATGGCAAATACCTTTTCATAATTAAACGTAGGTCATCGATCGCTTCGCCCATATAAAGAACTGAATTTGTAACAGGCTGATTAACCACATGTGTGTTACTCGCAGTAGCACCATAATCAGTTGCTTGTCCAGTTACCTCACCAGCAACACCTAACTTTTCTGATTGAGGTTTTACATGAACCCTATTGGTGTCATTTCCTGGCACTTGGACTCTATAGTCTTCTCCGCCTCTAATAAATACGTTGACAGATATATCTCTATCAACAGTTGCATCATAATTTGGGAGAGTTAGCTCATTGAGTACATAAATAGCAACCCCACCATTATCAGTGGTTCCAACAGGCACTAAAGAAGTTGATATAGCAAAATTCTCTGTTGCAGCATGGTTGTGGCCCAACCAGCAACGAGATTGGTGCACATCGACTGTAAGCTCAAACTCCCGAACTTTTGATATGTCAACGATTTCTGTAAACGCAACATTAGACTCATAGCTCGGACCCACTATTAAACGTGGGTCGTAAACTATAGCTAAACGTCCTTTATGATAACTCGAACACACAATTTGAAAACGGTAAATAATAGAACCTGTCCATAACCTAAAGGGATATGTGGCACCAGCTACAGCTGTAAGGGCAACCTGGCCACTCGCCTGATCTTGTCTGCAAGCCATAGGCGTTACCAAAAAGTTTGCTAGCCTTGTGGTATTTTGATGTGTGTAATCCCACGGGAAGGTGAACCAATATGATTCCCTACCCGCTATTTTACTGATTGACATCTCATCATTAGATCCGTAAAAGCACGACGCCGCGTCTATAGTTAATTGTTGTTTAACATCAAACGATAGCTTTGCTACTGAATCAGATGTATTTCCCACTGCACAACTCCCCATTGCACGAGGCGTATACTTGGCAGGCTCTCTTACATCAGTAGGACGACAATAGCCCAAGGCATCCGCTACTTTGGACACAGCACGCGCGCCCATCTCAACTGGTCTTGCATAACTACCAACACCAGGGACGGTTGACAACAAACCAGCAGCATCTGCTATTGCTGTTGCCGCCTGAGATATGGGCTTCGACGTGGTCTGATCCTCTTCCTTCTCAGATTGAGGAGTTGTAGCGAAAGCATTAGCTTGGGTTGGAGCCCTTATCTCTATGCCTTCAGCCCACGCAAATGTTGTTATTGTAACAGGACTTAAGGATGCAGCGTTGACAGAGTTAGCTTGCTTAAGAGGGTTCAATTCGTGAAATTCAATTGACCCAAGTTGTGGCAACTCGTCTACTGTCACACAGGCGTAATCAAAGAAGAAAAAGAAAGGCAATATCATTTCACCTCCTTTACTAGTCGCTGGATCCAGCATCACGCGGGGCATTTGCGACCTTGAAACACGCCTAAGATTGTTGTTAATAACCGTAGTATCTAGCCCGTCTGACGTTGGCAATGGCCTATAAACGACCATCATTCTTCCATAAAAGAAAGAATTACCATTTATGGTAAACTTCAAATGGAGCTTACAACGCATAAGATTAAAGTTGGATAATCTATTGGCTACTCTCCTATTGTGAAAGAAAGCCGTCCAAGGGTTTAATGCTAGCGTGGTATAACCACTGCTCCACTCCGTAACGCTCAACCTAACGGGGCGCGAAAAGAAGTCTGAGAGGCTCGTATTTTGCTCATCAGATGCTAGCGGAGATGGCATAGAAGTTGGTATGCTCAAGGTGTCATTTTCCTCTTCATCCTCAACAAATGTCATAACAGCACCTCTACGAGATGACTGACAACTGACTACAAATGAGTTGGTTAAATCAAACCTGGAAGATTCCAAAAACTCATGATTAGGAATGTCAAGGTCCTTAATATCGTTAATCCATCTTAAAGTAGCATAATCAGCCTTATACGTTGAATCATATTTCAACTTCCATAACAACACCATCTCATCGAAGCTCACATTTATTAGCCTGCTAATATGTAGAAGGTTTGTCTCCTGAAGTATATTATATAATCGCTGTCTCCAATCATCATAAACACTTCGCCCCCAAAACTTCATTTCAAAAAGCACGCAATCAACGTTGTCACCTAACAACTTCTCCAATGAGCATGTTTTGGGTCTGTGTACAATTGTAAGGGGCTTCAATAAGGAATATTTATCCAAGGGCGCAACCCAACTTCCAAAGTCTTTGTCGTACCTAAACTTCCTCTTTATGAAGTCAACTTCCGACATGTCCAAATACTTGACCACGTCATCAGTTTTAAAACAGTTAGTGGCTTTAATGCCCCAAGCACCCCAAACTTTAATAATATTTTCCATATTAAACTCTGGGTAAGACTTGTGGACATTGCCTACAAAATCATCGCCATAATTCATGTTCTTACATACATCGTGGAAATCCTTCGTCAAAGCGTGTGTACCAGCATATATATGATAATAAGCCTCCCTTATATAGAGGCTATTGACAATACATCCCAATATACTAGTCAGATTGATTCCTGATAATATGACATACAAAAACTGGCACAAATCACCATTCATATTAACATACGAACACATGCATTCTTCCTTCAACACCTCTAAAGCAATAAGGTCCTTATCGCTATAATTCCCAGACCACTCACATATCATTATTATAATATCAAATGCGGCGGCATATGTTCGAGCATCTACGTTTAAATCAAACTTAGAAAAATCTATAGCCATAAACTTTTTCTTCGTAAAACCATTGCCTGTTGTTAAATAATCCACCAAGTCTGCCCATCTAGGGCCTTGCGGATTAGTACCTACAGCACATTCCGTAGTAGCACTCTGGGTACAAAACAAACGTTGAACAGATAAAGTCAACTGTCGAAATATCATTTGATCAGTCGTATTTGACGCAAAGAACGTTCGTAATTTACCGTCATCAACTTTCTCCTTGGGCAAACCTTCATCTTTCGAATAAGCAAAGAAAAGCATATTGCACCTTTTTCCGGATTGCATGTCCTTCTTCTTTTTCCTATAGGAGTCCATCACGTAACTCTTTGCCACGTATCTTCCATCCTCCAACTGGTCAAAATGATCACGTTTATCACCCCCAAACTCATATCCTGCCGCAGTAGTCATAGGCATCCCATTCATATACATCTGTCCTGTGCCATTAATCACCTCATCATCGTTTAAGGGTCTAATCATACGTTTGAAGAAATCAGGATTTGATTCCAACAAGTTAAGTATCTTCCTCTTATATGATGACACTGCATAAGACACCGCGGCAGCTGGAACTGCACTCTTTGCCTTACCCAAGTGGGTGTAACACAAATGTATACCATAATTCTTATAATTATTATTGGGCCCTCGCAAAGGAGAAGGCTCGGAAGCCTTACCTGGTGGAACACCGAATGCCTCACAAACTTCCTTCCTAATAGGCGTATATATTAGATCACTCTTTGGGAAATGCCTGTTTTCGACACTACCAATTATACGAACCTTCTGATGATCGTCTCCTGACCTAAACGCAGGAGAAAGATAATGGCAACCTGGTTTGCTAATAACAACACCTTTCGATATAACTACAGGCGCTGACTGCTTTACAACAGCACGTGTTTTGCCAAACCTTGTCTTGGCCTCGTCAATATGATGCTTAAAAACACCTACTGAAACCCCATATTTTTCACCTGGATTACCGGCAACATGTATCCCTAAGATACTGGAATTTTTCCTACCAGTATCTATCAGAGGAGCACCGCACAAACCGGGATAATTCTCGGATGTATAATCATAACCTTTATAAGTCCATGGCGTGTCAACAGAACTATGTAAGTGTGTTTTAAACTTAACATTAGAACATGGCACACGGCGTAATACCCCTGACTTGTCACGAGTAATTAGACTTCCCAACGTCACGTCATACAAGGGATCAATACAAAACTGGTCCGATAAATCTTTAAAGTCGTCACTAGGAAAAACCACAAAACACACGTCAGTGTTTTCTGGTTGAAAATGACAGGATTTGTCAATGCGAGCAGAGCGCTGCGCATTGCCAGGAATCTTTGGTCCAACCAGCTCTGTTCGAATGTATGTCCACAAAGTACCTTCATTTTCTTCAAAGAAATGTTGCGGCACCATTAATATGTCCTTCATCACAAACAGGCCTGACATAGCAGTCCCACTAGGCCCGCCGTAAACTCGAACCACGTTCCTGGAACACTTATTGCCAACTTCATCTGGCCTCATATTAGGTAACCACGTCGGCACTTCCATCATACGTTCCCGACGTTGAGCGTAGGGCATACTATCCCTCAACTCATCCAAAGTAGTTACGTCCATTTCTGACATGTCTAAGCTTTGAGAAATGACATCATACCTGTTTCTATTCATAGAATAAAATCCTCTAACTTTGGAAACAAAATTGGGCAACAATTTACCCAATGTCATGAACAAAAACAAAAATGGCGCAGCATCATCTCGCAGAACACTAGGGCATGCTTGCTTTTGCTCCTTAGCAACTTCTGACATGCGCATGGCCGTCCTATAAACCAGACCTTCCCACGGCCAAGTTATCTTGGGCCATCTAAACTTAAACTTGCAAACCAAGTCTGTCACTGGCGTTAAGCTATGCAAGTATTCATATTTCCTAAAAGTATAACCAGGGTCTTGCCAAACCTTAATGCGTCGCAACGCATTAACAGCAAAGCACCCTAAAGTCAACAACCAATTAGTGCTCACGTCTGCTATAGTGAGCACAAAAGGAGCCCATGTTAACAATCTGACAGTAGCTCCAAACTCCGTACCTTCCAACGAAGTGGGAATCCATGATACCCAATTATCGCCTGCAATGCTCAATAGCCACTCAAGAAACCTGGCTGTCAATAGGCAAATAACACTTGCTGCTAAACCGTCAAAGTGGACCTGTAAAAAGCCCTCAAAAGCTTTTATCCCTCTTCTGGTATCTGATAACATAGTGAACAAATGTCTTACCATTTCATCACTACTAATAGAGCTGGCATAATCGCAAAACCAGTCAACCAGGTGCTTGGTTTTTACACTTTCCACCTTGGTCTTATTCTCAAACATCGAGAGTATAGACTGTTTTGACGTTCCATAAAGATTACTATTGGTGGATTCTGATTGAACCGATACAGGGAAACATGGCTTACACACGCATGTCATATCACAGTGATAG